GGATCCTGCATGGGATCGCCAGGGACCGGGGAGGCAGCATCAACCATCGGATCAACCATGCCGGGTGGCGGCTCAGGGGGAGCGAACGCTTCCGCGATCACTTCCTCAATCGGCTTACCCTTCTGCCGGCCCTCAATGATCACCGCGAGGCGGGTAAGGATCTCCCCAGGATCCTGACCATTCTGGGCAAGAACAGGGATCGCCTGCGCGTAACCAGCCACCGCCTGTCGCAGTGCCTGACGCATGTCCTCGATGTCCAGCTTCTGCTCCTCCTCCGTCGCGTTCAGTGAGAACGGCAGGGATCGGCGTAGCCAGTCCTGGGAGATAAGTCGGTCACCACGGGCCTGCAACCCAAATACCAGTGCGCGGTTAGGGTCCAGACCCGCCATGAGGCCATATTGAACATCGACCGAGTAATCGTTCTTGATGTTTTTCTCGGGCGAGTATGAAACCTCATAGGGTGTACCGTTGTCGTTGCCGCGAACAGTTTTGCGGAACGACGGCCAGCAGACCTCCTCCACCTCGAAGCAGAGGGCGATCAAATCCGTGTATGCCTCAGCGAACATGGCGTGCGCGGTGCGGACCTGGGTGTCGAACCCGGTCATCAATGCCTGCACGCCACGACCTGTGACGATAGATGCGTCTAGGTTGCCACCGCGAACCTCAGGGTAGCGGGAACCTTGACGCAGTTCCTGATCAAGAATGCCTTGCTCTTGGAACGCGGCAGGGGGAACCTCGAGCGGGATGCGCCGGATCTTCTCCGGCGTGGACGAACGCAGCACCGCATCAGAACCCAGCGACAACTCCTGCACATCCTGAGGCAGGGCGATAGGTGCCTGCACTGACTTCTGTGCCGCTTCCATCGCGAGCAGCGCGAAACGTGCCTTCGCGACCTGAACTGCGATCACATCATCGAACTGACCGCGCGGGTCCTCATCCAGACCAGGCCGGCGCACCTCCACCGCGAGGCACTTGCCCACCGGGTTGGGGGTGCGGAGCAGCTCGATGCCGCCCTCACCGGGCAGGAACAGAATGTCCACGTCCTTGTCGTGGTAGCGCACCACCTCAATCTTCGTGGTCGCACCCGGTGCCTGCGACAAGATCACGTTCTCCAACTGCGGGAACTTCGCGATCAAGTCATCGATGTGGTAGTTGATCGTCTGGAACAGTGCCTTGACGCGGTCACGTCGATCCCGCACCGTGTAGCAGCCCATCGAATCCAGCCACTTGATGCGCGGCATCCGCTCATCCCAGTCAATCTCAATGATGCCCGGGACGAAACCGTAGGTGACGTAGCGGTCGGCAGCGGCATACGCCTGCTTCTGCAACTGCGAATACTGCACGTAATACGTTGCAATGCGGGTACGCATCTCTGCGCGTTCCCGAGCCGCATCCGACACCATCGAAGAACTCGAGCAGTTGAACGACGGCAGGGGAGCGATCACCTCGGACAGGTCCCGTGCCGCCACATCCACCATGTTCGCCACAATGGGGCGCGTGTACGGGCCATCCTCAGGGAACAGTTCAGGGAACACATTCGCCATCTGACCGCAGCGCACCATCTTGATGTCACGCATGCGCTGGTCACGCGAGTTGTTCTGCACGCGCAGACGGTTGTAGAGGCCAGCCACCTCGGCAGTACTGGGCACCTAGCCTCCTAAAGAGTCACAAACATGCGGTCACGTTCAAACGAGTTCAAGTCCACCGTGGCCTGGGTGGAACGGTCATACTTCGTGGCGAACGGGTTGTTCACGTGGGAGCGGGAGAAGTTCGTCATCGCCGCCACACGATCACGGCACGCAAGTTCCGCGAACCACAACGCCATCACCGCGTCAGTCTTCTGCGTCTTCGGCGCAGCCGGATGCCACGTCACCAACTGCTCCACCAGAGCCTTCGTGGATTCCGACACGTGCGTGGAGGGCAGTTCAACAAGCTGGCGCTTGTCCTGCCACCCCGAAAACAACGTCGTCATCGAGGCCACACCGAAGTCCACGTCATGCTTATTCGCACCCGTGAAATGCTCCCGCAGGATCGCACCCGCCCCCGCCAGGTACTCCCTGACCTCACGGTCCTGAGTGAGCATCGACTGGAAAGCGTTCTTCTCCACACGCCACTCGATAATCCCGTACTTCGATGTCCAGTCACGGATCATCTGCCGGATCGCATCCGGCGTCATCGCCGGCTTATTCCACACATCCAGCACGTAACGCTTCTGCGTCACAGGATCTAGGCCGATCACCACCGCAGCGGTGTGACCCGCCATCGCCGGGTCCAGGCCGGCAACCACGAGCAGCCCATCCATCCCGTCCGGGCGGCAATTCGCCATCCCGCGAGGCATAATCCCCGCCAGACGATTCCCATTAATCGCGCCACGTACCGCATCAGGATGGAACACGGCATCATCGGACACCTGCTGCTGCATGTACACCATCGCCCACGTGCGAGGGGCGATCCGGGCACGCTTCTTCGCCAGACGCGGCCCATTCCACTTCGGGAACAAACCATCCTCGTCCGGGTCGGCGTCCTTCTCCGTCGGATCCGGGTGATTCGTGCGCGGCCACAACGTCACCCAATCCTCAGGGCTGTCCGCTGTCTCCAAAACCGCCGGCATCGACAAATACGTCCACGGCGAATCCTCTTCCGGGTAGCGAGTCGGATCCCGCAGCTCGGAATACAAATCCTTACCCGACAGGCGAGTGCCCACCACCAGCAGCATCCCATTCGCCGACAGGCGCGACATCACCTCAGCCTGCAACCAGTCAATCTGCTTCTCGTACTCGTGCGCGTTCGTCAAATCAACCGCGTCATCCACAATCACAATGTCCGCACGCGCACCAAAAATGTGCCCTCGAATACCCAGCGCCTGGACGGTCGGGTCCTTCTCACCCGAATCCCGCGCCTCCCCCGACACGTAAATCAAATCCTGCGTCCACGACGCATCCGACGACTCAAACCCCCCGGCGGGAGCGTAATGCGCGTGCATCTCCGTGAACTTCGGATGCGTCAACCGCGTCTTCACCGCGTACAAAAACTTCCGCGCCATCGCCTGAGTCTTCGACACAATAATCACGCGAATATTCGGATCCATCGCAATCCGATACGTCACATAATTAATCGTCAACGTCACCGACTTGCCATGCTCCGGCGGCATATTCACAATCGCCAGATCACGCTCACCCGGCTCGAACACAATCCCCGCAGGAGTCCACGAAGGGGCACGCCCCTCCATCAAGTCCACCACATTCTCCATATGCGGAAAAACCCGCATACCCAAAAACCGTTCCGAAAACTCCGGAAACCCCAGCTTCAGCGGCCCCACCCGCTGACGCATCCCCCGAACCTCATCCACCCGCTGCGCGAAAACCGGATCCTCACGCCGCCACCGCTCATACGCCGACAACGTGCGACCCGCACGAACCAGCGACGCCTCCACCGTCAACCCATCCGCAATCGACTTCAACACCAGTTGCTTCAACTCGGCAACAGAAACCGACTTCGAACGACCCGACATAAAAAAACCCCACCCTCCACAAGGCGGCCAAATGAAGGGGACAATAACCAGGCCCGGTATCCACCCGAAACAAGGCAGACTCCACCACGCCGACAGGAAATAGTTAACACATGTACGTCAATGACGTACACATAAACCCGGACCCCCTTGGGGGGTCCAGAAAGAAAACACGTTCGGGGTTCTCGCTCACTCCGTTCGCTCAAACCCCTCACTTATATAGTGCCTGCTCATCGGCGTGTCACGTGCACCACTGTGACCAACCTCACAAAGAAACACCTTGCAAACATGTACAAACCGTATCCAAACGGACACACCTCGAATATCCCCCCACCACCAAATACACACAGGATTACAGGGAGATTATTTATATATATGTACACACAATAGTTAAAACCCTGGGGTCAAGCTCGTACACGTGTTCGATGCCGGTGCCGTCCCCCGATGGGGGACTATGGGCGCAATCACACCCGAGGAGGGGGGGGAGGGGGTGGCGACCGACCCCCCCCCGAGCCTGTCGTGTGTGTATATACGGTGAGACTCTCCTATTCCATGTCGGGGGGGGTGTGTGGTCGCATGGGGTGGGGTGGTGGTGGGTGCCGACGTTGTCGGCGTGCCGATGCCGACGTTGTCGGCGGTGGGTGGTTGTCCTGGCGATGGGTGGGCCGGGTGCCGGCCAGGGGTGGGGCAGCTTTCTCGTGGGGCGATTGCAATTAGTGACGGGGGTGGTATTGTCATGGGTGTGGGATCCGTTGGGGGTCCTCGTGTTTAGGGGGTTGTGATGTCGGAATTCGTGAATTCGTGCGGGGATTGTGGCGAGGAATTCGAGGGGTTCGTGTCGCCGTGCTGTGGGGGTCTCGCCGAGCCTGCGGGGTGGTGGGCGATGGATAGCCACGCCGTGGAGGAATTGCTGCGGGATCTTGAGCGCGCGTCGGCGCGGTATGGGCAGCGTGATCACGGTGCCGCGTCGGCGCTGTGCTGGGAATTTCGCGCGCGTGTGGCTCAGACACATGGTGTGAATCTTGATGAAGAGGGGGTGCTGTGATGGGGACGCGTGGCGCGATTGTGTGGGAGGGTCCGTCGCCGATTGACGGTGCCCCGATTGTGGTCATCGTGACGGGGTTGTCTGGTCGGGCATCACATAATCGGAAGACCGGGGATATGGCGCAGACATGGATTCTACGGTCCGATGTGGATCCGATTGCTGCGATGCGGGATAACGGGGATCGGTCTATATGTGGGGATTGCCCGTTGCGGGGGGTGACGGTGAATGGGAAGCGCACGGGGCGCGCGTGCTACGTCAATGTGGGGCAGGCGCCCCTATCGGTGTGGCGTGCCTATGCCCGGGGGTCCTACCCGAGAATGTCACCCGAGGATGTCGCGCCACTGCTCGAGGGCCGCGCGGTTCGGTTGGGAGCGTATGGGGATCCGGGGATGGTGCCCCTGTCGGTGTGGGAGACGCTCGTGTCCCGTGCCCGTGTGTGGACCGGGTACACCCATCAATGGCGCCGCATCGATCGGGCTTATGCGCGTCTCGTGATGGCGTCCGCGGATTCCGTCGCCGATCGTCGGGCCGCACGCGCCCGGGGATATCGGTCTTTCTATGTGGTGCCGATGTCGGCGAACCTAGGCCGCTATTCGCGGGTCATGGAATGCGCCAGCACACGGGAGCGTAATCCCCTGTCGTGTGCCGATTGTGGCGCGTGTGCGGGTACGCGTAACGGTGCGACATCGGGCGCGGTTGACGTTGTGATTCGGGCACACGGCACGGGCGCTAAATTCGTGGGGGTTTAGCAACATGTGACCGTGCGGGTTCGG